CGCAGCAAAGTGTCTAGCACCTACTGGTCTAATAACTCCGTTAGCTTGTAAGTCTTCTTTAGTAATACTTTGGAACTCTACAACACCAGAGTCAGTATCCACAGAGCGTACTACATCAACTACCTGCATGTTACGTACTGATACCTCTAACATAGAGTTCAGTAGTGGTTCTAAAAGCTCAGTTTCAAAAGAGGTAATCTTCTCTTGAAATATACGACCTGCTGCGTTCTGTAGTTGCTGTACTTCAAAGGCTGTTTTCTCACCTGCGGTACGGATACCCATAGCTTCACTGGGAGCACCTGCAAAGGACTCCATACGCCTCTCTAAGCCCGCAATATCATTATCTGCTGTAATGACCGCACCTAGGTTTTTACCTAGCTCAGTTACGCCTCCACCCTCATCTATGTGTATCTCTGAGTTCGGCCCGTAGTTAAACTCTTCTACTTCACCAGATATTACTATAGGTGGGTTAATAGCTAAATCTAAAGCATCAGCACTAGCGTTCTCTAGGTGGTCTATTCGGTACTGCATACCAACTAAGTTCTCTAGTGGACCCATAGCCCATAAGTTATCAGGACGTAACCTCCAACCAACGTGATGGATAGGAGCTGTCTTTAACCAACTAGGCATCTTGACTTTACGTAGTAACATAGAACGATCAGCAATAGTTACAACCATGTTACGTTCTAGTTCACCCGTAGCTGTGTTGTGTAAATCACCCCAGAACTCTAAAATCTCTACATAGCTAGACTCGTAGTATTCTTTCATGTTACCAAAGCCATCTGCTTGGAACCCAGCAGCTTTATCCCAATCTTCGATAGAGTACCCACCGTCTTTAGACAAAGCAGATAGTTCTTTACGTTTAGCTAGGATGTCCTGCAAGTACTGGTTATCAGGCATGTCTTTTGCCATAACCTTTAGTTCACCTAAGGTTACAATAGACCGTACAATCTTCCAACTAGACTCGAACTCATCTGCAAGAGGGTTAAACACTATATCTAGTGGGCTAATACGTCTTGCCTTAGGTCCAATGAACTGTGCGACTACATCAGCACCTTCTTCAGCTATTTGGGATTGAAACTCCGCAGTTACAAAGGCATTACCGTAGTCTATGTAATCGTATAGCAACTTAGAAGTTTCTTTTCTAAATTTACCACCACGTATTTTGTTACTCATGTAGTTAGTGATTACACTAGCTTTAGATATCTTAGCTGCATCACTACTGTGGGCTTCCCACTTCATCCAGTTGTCATTAGGAAACAAAGCACTTAAATAGTTAGAGTGCAAGTTGTCTCGAATCTGACATAGCTTTGGTAGAGTAGTTGTATTACTCCAAGGTAGTGTTGAGTTCGTAGTGGTTGTTGTGTCTGTAGCAAAAATGTAATCCCGTTGCTCTTTCCACAAGTCAATACGTGTTCTCATCTGATCTTTATACCTAGTCCACATCTCAGCGATATGGCTGGACTCTTTATCTCCAGTTAATACTTTTCTTATTTCAGCAACAGAATTTGCCATTATACGCCTCCAAAGCGATTTCTTATATTGACTACGTTAGAAAAAAGTTCTTCCCTGTTACGTAGTGACTTAGGTTTAATTGCTATTTCAACAGCAGAAGCTAAAGCATCTTTAACGTCATCGTGTGGTGGCCTAGAAAGAACAAGCTCCTCCTCCAAGATTTCAGTGTACCCACCTTTAAAGTGGAGTATGTCTTGGTTCTCATATCTATGCTCTAAAGCAGCAGCAATACGTTCTTCTTTACGCCCCTCATGTCGAGAAGGTCTATGTTCATCAATAGAGAGCCTCAGACCCTCCTCTCGTATCCTATCTTTTAAATCCCTAGCAATCACCGCCTGAGCTACTGTAACCTCAGCCCTGAGCTTCTTAAAGCTCCATTTGGAATGTAGTTCAGATATAGACTTAAAGTAAGCATTAATCTTATCAGTTTTAAACCTATCTATGTCTAGCACTAAGATTCTATTCTCAGAGTCAGCCCCTATAACAACAACAGCAGTGTAATCCGCTTTCTTGTTCAAAGAGAATGCAAAATCTATAGAAGCATAGACGTTTAGCTTACTGCCTTTGTAGTACCACTTGCCACCCTCTTCTTTTAAGTGCCTGCGGTCCCCGTACACAAATCTATCTCTGCTAATACGGTTAGAGCCCTTGTCATTTGGGTCGTTGTAATACTGTGCATAGAACTGGGATTTATCTGAATACTCTGCTTTAATACGAGCAAGTATAGCAGGGTCAAACCCAAAAGCTTTACCATCTGACCTCACTGCACGAGGCCAAGAGAACAACATATCTTCTTCTACCTTGTACTCTTTTACTTCCCAAACAGGGGAGAAACCAACAACATTAAAGTCCTCATCGAACTCTTCAAACTTCTGGTCCCTCCATACTTGGTATATATCGGATGGGTGGTAGCGTGTACCACAGGCCATAGTAAATCCACCAGCATTACGTATTGATGTGAATTGAGATGACTTCCTACTGACACTTTCTCGTCCATCTTCAGTATAAGCATTCTCTGGTACTACCAAATCGTCTGCTACAACTACATCAGCGTGCCAACCAGTTGTGTTGGTAGTAAGACCTGCTGTAGCTATAGTAGCATCACGTATGCCCTCTTTACGCCTTCTCTCGTGGTCAACGCTCATCTTGCGCTGGGACCATCTTTCACGTTTACCTTCCTGCGGATTGATATACTCTGGGAAGAACCTGCGGTACACACTACTAGCCATGATATTTTGCACAGCAAATAGCTGAGTTTCAGCTAGCTCTGCCGTAGCAGATACATACAAGATTGTTATCTCTGGATGCCTTGTAATCATCCATGCACACCATGTAGCTACCATGTGACTCTTTAAGTGAGCACGAGGTAGCATTATGAGTTTGTTTGCGCTTAAGGTGGCTCCTTGGCCGTACAACGAGTATTCCTGCATCCACTTGAATATATCCATGTGAAGCTGGCCGTACACATAACCTTTGTTTACTAGTTGAGCAAAAGTACGGAGGTCTGTTATTGCTAACTCCCTCATCTCCTTTGCTTCCTTGGGCATGTTTCTAAGCTTAACCTTAGCTTCTTCTAACCAAGTCTTGCTCATATCAACTCCTATTTAACCATACGTAGTATGTCAGCACCGAAGTCCTCAGACTCTCTGGTCTGTTTCTTGAGCTCACTTTCTACATCTTCTTTACTAGGTCTACCAGCTTTAGACTTCTCCCAACCTGTGTCAGCTAACCACTTAGCAGCTTGGAATGTGCCACCCTCAGTGGCTATCTGTATGGCTAAGGAAACACCTTTAGCTGTTAGCTTTATGTTGAGCTCGTCTTTCCACTCGTCTAAATGTTTAGCTAAAAGCTTGTTACCACGTAAGCGCTTCCAGTGATTCCAACCACCTAGGTGCTGCGACACCTTGTACTCGGTTGGGTCATCTGACTCTAGGTACAGCTTCTTTAAAGACGGGTACAACTTGTTGTTGTACTCCTTGTCTTCATCGTCTAAGGTGAATATAGCCTGTGGCTTATACCCCATCTCTAAGAACAGAGCTTGAGTTAGCCACTTACCTTGTTTATCTTTAAATTTACTCATAGGTTTCCTTTATTAATATGGAGCCCAACGTTGATGCCTTTCTCTAGCAAACTCTATTTTACAGTGTGCTTCTTGCCAAAAGAAAAGCAAATCTATTGCTTTCTCTATGTAGTTCCAATACCGAAGTTCTAGCACCTGAGCACAGTAGTGAGTTCTAGCTGAAAAAGTATAAAATCTAGAGCCTCCCGTTAGCGTATTTAGTGCGTGACTTAGCATAGATAAGTTCTGTTTTATGTAGTTCATTAAGCTCTCTCACATCCTATAGTGAAGTCAATATATTTAAACTGCTCAAAAGTTGCTAGTGTTGTAAACGTAGCATCAGAGTAGTTTGTAAAAGTAACTGTTTTAGCTGTTGTGTCTACGCTTGCTTTAATCCATAAAGATACACTTGAGTTACAGTTCCAAGATTTAAGTCTTGTATTGGTTGGAAATAGCATGTAGTTAGACCAGTCATAGGTTACGCTTGTTACGCCACTAGGTATAAATAAAGACCACTTATATTCTGTCTGTTTTAGTGTGCCAACCCCGTTAGAAACTACCTCTCCAATATGTAGTTGGAGAGCTTGTCCTTCGTTAAACGTACCATCTGACTCATCTATAGTTACAAAGTTTGTCTGCCCTGAACCTGTTGCTGAGTTTGCCACATGTATAAGACCATTCTTTATCAGGATACGTTGTGGATATATCTCAGAACCAACGGCCCTAAAGGTGAATACATTTATGTCTACTGCTGTTTGTTCTCTCTCAAATTGCCACGTATCAACTACACACAAGAAGGGGTTAACCATAATCATTGAGCACCAACCTAGCTTGAAGTCATGCACAATAGTGTCCGTAGGAGTTAAATTCACAAATCCTGGAATTTCATCGTAGTAGTCACTTGAAACGTCTGTATGTAGAGCTATGCCCCAGATATGAAAGTCACCCCAGTCATTACCTTGTCCGTTGTTTACAACCCCTATTAAACCGTTGTAGATAATAAAGTTACGCCAAATACCATCATGTGCATAGTTATAAATAGCCGTACCAGTTGGAGGTGTAGTAAGTCTCTCAGGGTCAAACCAATCGTACTCTCCTATATACAAACCATCTGTTATTATCTCGTGTGAGTTCTCTGATGGGTTTGCTGCCGTTTGCAAGCCTATTAACGTATAACCTTTGATGTGTACATTATTAATATGGAACCTGTTGTAGTGCGTAATCCTAACACCAGAACAAACCTTATTTGAAATTATATGTATGTCTTTAAAAGCACCGTTGTTGTACGCAAACCCCGACAAAGAGTTCCCTTCGTTAAAGTTTAAGAGGAAGTCAGTAGAAGCTCCTGTCCAGTTATTTTTATCCGCAGCAAGACCGCCATCAGCAAAAGTAAAGTGTGAGATTCTAGGTACGTATATAGTGCTTCTAACTGTACAAATTCCACAGAAACTAAAAGTATTACCGTTGATGTATTTTATAGCTGACTGGTATGAACTTTGAACTTGTCCACTGCTCAATGATGCAAAGTAGGCAATAGCTGAGTTTACCGCTGAGGTGTCATCATTAACTCCGTTACGCATTGCTCCGAACGCAGATGCTTTAACAGGGGATACAGACATAAATTGCTTTAGCTGTAGTCCTTGTGTTGGGAGGTCTATAAAAGAGCCCCCGTCATCAACACCTGTGCTTGCCGCAACGACTTCAAAGGTTAACTTTCCGCTATTACAACCTTCGCTGTAGTCCAGAGCGTTAACAATATCGCCCACTGCTAGGGGTACTGAACCTCCAATTGATAACCCAGATTTTATGTTAGCTACAGTAGCGAAGTCTGTACCTGAGTTAGAAAACAGCACAGTGCCATTTACATCCTGTAGTCTTAGTGGGCTCGTGGGGGTTGTTGGTGAAGGTAGATTTAATATCTCCTGACCGTTCATGTCAAGAGCTTGTAATAACTGGTTGGGCTCAGTTGGGGTTGCTGTGTTATTTCTGTATAAGACTTTGTTATCAAAAGCCTGTTCAATCTTTACGAAGTTGGCATTAATCTTCCCTAAGTTATAGCCACTCGTGATGTCATCTAATTCTATTTTACTCATATGTTCTCTCTTTAGCGTTAAGTCCCTTCCCTATGCTTCATCCCTGTATATCTAAGAATAATTTCCTAAATTTTATTTTTTATCTTTCTTCGTTGGTTTAACTACTGCTTTGTTCTTTTTCTTAGTAGGTGGACGACCTGCTTTCTTACCGTATGTACCTTTACCTGTTGGCATGTTGTTCTCCTGTTGTTACTTTGTTGTTACGCTGTTACCACTTAACTTTATCAGCCCAGTACGCTGCTGACATCTTACCTTTCTTGATGTTCTTACCGTGCCTAGCTTTAAATGATTTACGTTTAGCTTTCATCTTATCGGAGTCACCTGCTTTAGCTTTACCAGCAGTAGAAGCTCCTTGCTCACCAAAACGTATGGTCTTTATCTTACCGTTCTCTTTAGCTACAACTACGTGAGATTTAGTTGCATGCTTAGGTGTCTTTTTGGGTTTATTAAAACCACTTACACCTGCTTTCTCAAGTCTAGAATCTTTCTTTACTGGCATAATGCTCTCCTAAGATTTATCTTTTAAACTAATAACAATTGATAACAATTCTTAATAACAGTTAATGATTACTATTAATGATTTAAGCTTATGTATTTATCAGTTTATTCTTTTTCTTACTTAACTCTGATATAATAATTAACTTATACCTAATTATACCAATATTTTAAGGTTTTGTGTCATAAATAATGAAACTAATTTAGTTTAATTGATATATTTAGTAAATAAAAGCGTTAATTAGGATATGTGTAGGCAGAGCCTACGTCTAGGTAGCCTAGCGAAGCTAGATATACATAGGGTATAAAGTAGGGAATACAATGGGGATGTGATGGGGGATATAATAGGGGCCAATACCAGTAATTTCTCGGAGAAAATAATTAGTTGCTATGCAATATATACCAGACCCCCCTTACCCCCCTTGTACCCCCTGTGATTAAACCCAGTATTGTAGATATATACAGTATAATAGGGGGGTAGGGGGTATCCTAGAATAGTGATAGTATTATTGGGGTGTATATGCTAGGGGGTAAACATAGTTTATGCAATGTAACTACTCCAATACTTTCACTCACCACAACGAGGTATACCATTGATATATCTATGCATAACCTTAACGTGACCTATCGGTCACACATATATTTAGCTGTTATATACTAACGCTTTGTAGTACCTATAACTTGTGTTAGTTAATAGGCATTCAATAGCTATACTAGATAGGGGTAGACTATTAATGATTAGTTTAACTATATTTTGATTATATTTAATATAGGGGTTGACAGTTGAATAAGGTTTCTATATAGTAGGTCTCAGTTGGCAAGGAGGCCAATTAGTTTTAAGTAGATAGGTTGCTTATAACGTATGTTAACCAGTGGGAGGGATACAGGTATAAGTGCTAAAAGCCAACCAAACTATGAACCACACAGGGCTAACAAAAAAGAATAATAACAAGAGGTATAATATGAAAATTACTAAACAGAACAAAGGATACTACACCACTAATGGTTGGGTACTAGTATCATCTGAGTTAGTTAATAATGCTACTGGGGGAGCGATTGACGAAATCAAAGAACACGCAAAAACAGAACCCGACAACTGGTACGGATACAGTACTAAATATGCTCCTCTC